TAAGAGCCCAGAAAGCGAAGACCCGGGGGCAGGATGCTCTCATGGAAGCTGTAAAAGCGAGGGTCGAAAAATATCTGAAAAAATATCGCAAAACATCGTAGTATTTGTCGCAGAAGTATTATATTTGTGATACAAACAAAACGATAACACTATGAACTACGAATTAATGGACGAGGATTACAACAGCTACGAAGCAGCTATCCCCGACGGGAGAATAAAATCCAGGGCCATTGCTCAAGCAAAACGAGCAATGAAGGACTTGGGGATCAGAAGGGCTCTACTGGCAGTCAATAGCATGAGAACCTCCAACATATTGGACATAATCACAGTCAAATTGGATTGAAATAATTTCAATTTTTCTGGTGAAAAATTTTTTTAATTGGACATTTTTTCTTACTTTTACACTACACTTAACAACTAAACACTATGGAAAAGTTTATCGAAAAGTACAAGAGCTACAGCTCGAAAGTTCTTCAGAAGTTGGCCAAGGTCAAGATCGGTGACGAGCTTGACGCCATCCAGTCCATCCTCGCATCGAGAGGAGCATCCCAGGAGCATCCGGCAGAGGAGGGCGCTGTCTACAACGCCACTGAGACCGAAGAGTACAAAGCCGAGAACGGCATCAAGGAGAACGACGAGGTCGCCGGGGAGAAGCCGAAGAAGGCTCGCAAGACCAAAGCCCCGAAGGAGCCCAAGGAACCCCGTCCGCTGAAAAAGGAGGTATCGGCAGAGGAGGCAAAGGCTAACCTCGAGAATGCCAAAACCAACATTGGTCGCTTCTGCAAGTTCATCTGCACGAAGACCAAGGAGCAGACCGACGGCATCATCATCAGAGTTCGTCTCGACCCCCGCAACAACTTCATCCAGTACCGCATCAAGACCAACGACGGTCACGTCTGGGGCAAGGGCATCGACTCGAAGGACCTGGAGCTCGGCGAGATGGCACCGGTTCCCGAGGAGAAGCCGAAGCGCGGCCGGAAGAAGACTGACGAGGCAGCTCCCGGGGCAGCTCCCGAAGCAGAACAGAACGAGCCGGAGAACGCACCGGCTGAGGAGTAAGTCAGAACTCCTCGCCCAATGGAGCCGTTACTCCGTTGGGCACCCCGGAGTGGTCTAGGAGGGTTCGAGTCCCTCCCCGGGGTCTAACCCATATACTAAAAATTATGAGTAACATACTTAAACACGCTGACCAAATCATTAATGAGCGGGCGGAGGAAAAGGAGAGACAATACGGGCCGTTCATGGAATGCAACCAGAAGGCCGCAGAGATCGCTTCGGTCATTACCGGTAAGCCTCTGACCGCTCTCGATGTTTCTTGGGTCCAAGTGGCAGTGAAAATGGCACGTGAATCCAATGCACACAAGGAGGACAACCTCCTTGACATGGTAGCCACAATCGGGGCCATCAACAACGAACTCGAGGAACCCAAGCCGTTAAAAGCTCCGGGAGTAGTACCTAAGTACTTCTCAACCATTTCGGAGGCTGTGGACTTCATCCGGATCAGTCCCGTCGAGGTGCATGAGATCAAACATGTTCTCACCGAAGAGGGACGCAGAATAGCTGTATATTACTCTCACAAAGAAGATCCGGAACAGTACGATCCATTCTCAAACATCAAGCCATGAACACACAAGACTTTAAGCCATTCATTAAGAGCTGGGAAGAGATTTATGCTCTCCAGGGGGAGCTCCAGCTCATGTACAGGCCATACTTCAAGGAACGCATCGCGAACTTTGACATCAACACTTTGGAGGATCAAGAACTATTCAAGAAACTCTGTTGGCAGATTGTCGAGGAGCTCACAGAAGCGATGGAGGCCAAGGACAAAAACGAGAAGGACCACGTGCTGGAGGAGCTGATTGATGCCTTCAATTTTATGCTCGAGCTTTACCAGCTGTACGGTATGGCCCCAGACTTTGCTTGGGGTCACACATACGGGTTCCGGAAGGATATTGCCGACGAGAATTTCGAGGAGAACATACTGGAGCTGATCAAGACAATAGGTTTGGCTGCCAACTGCCTCAAGAACCGGGAGTGGAGACAATCTCAGTACATGGTTGACTTGGTGGTCTTCGAGGAGAGACTTTGGAACATCTGGGCAATGTTCGCTATGCTCTTCGGGAGCATAGGTGTCACGGAAGACAAAGTCCGGGAGCTCTGGTCGTTGAAGTATCAAGTAAATCTGTTTCGCATTAAATCCAAATACTGACATGGGTAGAATATTCAAAGACTGTTTCGAAATGATCCGGGAGATGGATCGGGAGCTCAAGGTTTCCGGCATCACGGTCCCGGTCAACCATTACCAAAACCAGGAACTCAGCGGGGACGACCGGCTCACAAAGGAACTCATCGGAGTGAGCTTCGTCATCTCGAAGCCGTATCTCGGCAAACGTGAGATGCTCGACTTCATGTTCAAAGACGAGGCCGAGCTCATCGAGAAGTATTGCCGAGCAGAGCTCTCCGACCGGCTTGACCGAAACGGAGTCAACCCCGGTAAGAGCTGGGAAATCCGACGGGACTTGTGGCAGAAGTTGGTGAGCAAGACTCGTAAGGAGGGTCGCTTCGACTACACCTACTCGGAGCGTCTGCACATTTTTCACAAGGGACCCGAAATACACCAGTTGGACAATGTCATCATGACTCTCCGGGACGACCCGCACTCCAGACGAGCAATGGTCATGATCTTCGAGCCGGAGGACACCCGGGCAACAGCCGGGGCTCTTACCCGAGTACCTTGCTCCGTCAGCTACCAGTTCCTCATCCGGAACAATCGACTCCACGTGATATATTATATCCGGAGCAATGACTTCTTCAAGCACTTCGCAATTGACATTTGGTTGACGGAGGCCATGATGGACTACGTGTTCAACATCCTCGCAGCTACCTACCCCTCTCTCAAGAAGGGCTCTCTGCACTACTTCGCTGGGTCCCTTCATGCATACAACGAAGACCTCTCCAAGTGGGTAATATACTAAGCTATGACTATAGACGAAGCAAGAGCTAAAGCTCATCAGCAATATGACGATTGCATGTTCTGTCCGGGATGCTCGGGATTCTTGTCCGGACACCACATGGGGAGCCGGTGCTACACCAACTGGATTGAGAGAAAGGCACAACAGATACTCAAAAACTCGAAGAAAAGACATGTCAGGAGGAAGTGAGGAGCCCATCATCATTGGGCTGGCAATAGCAGTAATAATCGGAATAGGGATTGTCTGTCTCATGGACGCTCTCAAAAATAAACTCAAGTGATATGTGCGGAATAAGTATAGCAAGAAGGGCTAACGCCATTGACCAGATCAAGCATCGGGGCATTGAGTTCACCCAGATTGCCGAAGGAGGATGGTTCCTCGGTCATGTCCGTTTGCCCATTCAGACTGAACCAGGCGATGGCCTGGCTCAGCCCATAAAACTGGCAGGAGACAACGGATGGCTCCTTTACGTCGGGGAGATCTACAACTACCCTCAGAAGTATAACAGCGACGTCGAGTATCTTTGCGACCTGTTTGGATCCTCGTGTCTCGAAGACATCATCTATGAAGCCAACAACTGGGATGGCATGTGGGCAATATGCTGGTACCGAAAAGGTCAGATTATTGCCTTCACCGACCCTCTCGGAAAGAAGCAACTCTACTACAACCAATTCGGGGAAATCTGCTCGGAGATAACCCCGTTGGTGTCGGACTTCCGAGACTTCGACCGGTATTACCAGTCGGAAGTCTTCAAATGGGGGTACAACTGGGATGACAGGACTCCGTGGAACACAGTTAAGCGTATTATGCCGAATACTGTCTATTCCTTCGATGACATGAAGGTGAAGCCCACCATTATCCGGAGGGACTACTACAGATGGGGGATCGGGGAACGGAGTCATTTCGCAAAATCCGAGTTCGCCGAAGTCCTCCGGGGTTTGGTGGAGAGGTCCGTAAAACGCCGGGCAATGTATTCTAAAGTCCCGGTCGGAGCTTTGGTTTCTGGAGGACTGGATTCATCCATAGTTGCCTCTATTCTTCATCGAATGGGCCGGGGGGTTAATCTCTATATGGTGGAGAATAATGAATCAAAATTTGGCATGCTATTGTCCGAATTTTTAGGGGTTTCCATCACCTCCCTTGGCCCTATCCCCGATGATAATTGCCTGGAGAGGTGTCTCCGCTACAACGAGACCCCCATCGACTTGGGCTCCATGATCCCCCAGTTCAGATTGATGGAGAAGGTCAAGGAGAAGGTCATCCTGACCGGGGATGGAGCTGACGAACTATTCGGAGGCTATCGCCGAGTTGATGACTACGACTCCCAGCTCTCAGACGTGTTCCAGGAGCTTCCGTTCTACCACATGCCTCGTCTTGACCGGGCTTCCATGAGGAGCACAGTTGAACTCCGGTCACCATTCCTGGGACATGACGTTGTCAGGTTCGCTCTCCGTTTGCCCCGGGAGGACAGAACTCACAAGCGCATTCTCAAAGATGCTTTCAGCGACGTACTGCCTCAGGAGATTCTCGACCGACCCAAAGAGCCTCTCAAGTGCCAAAGTATACGGCAGGATCCGATGGCGTACCGCAAGAAGTGTCACGAAATATTCTACAACTTATGGCAATAGCTATTGGATATCACCGGGTATGGTTTAAAGAAGATGACTCCAATACGGAGGCTCAGTGGTTCAAAATGACGCTCCGTAAGGGGTCTGTTAGACCTTCCATACGTTCCATAAATCGGGAAGAGGCTTTGTGGTGGATCAAGTCCCGAAACATGAAGGACGTTACGCCCGGCAATCCTGCGGGCAAGATATTTGAATCGGATGGTCAACCGTTCAAGAAGGCATTCCAGGAGCTGCCTCTTCACACTCGGTATAATTTCATAGAAGGAGCATCACTCTCATCAGGCACAACACACCGAGCTCGTCTCGAAAAATATTTTAAAAAATGAAAATCGTAAAAGTAAGAAATGTCAAGACCCCGACCAGAGGAACGGGTCTGTCCGCCGGACTGGACTTCTACATCCCGGAAGACTTTGAAGCCAAACAGATCTGGCCGGGCGAAAGCATCAACATCCCGTCGGGTATTCGAGCTCGAATACCCCGGGGGTGTGCCCTCATCATGTTCAACAAGAGTGGCATTGCCACCAAGTACCAGCTCCAGGTAGGAGCCTGCGTGGTTGACGAAGACTACCAAGGAGAAATCCATCTGCACGTCATGAACGTCGGCAAGGATCCAGTCATCCTCAAGCCGGGGATGAAGCTGGTTCAAGGTTTGGTGATGCCGGTCTTATACGTCGGGGTGGAAGTTCTCGAGTCGGAGGACGAGCTTTTCCCGCAATCGACTGAGAGAGGAGTGGGGGGCTTTGGGTCCACGGGGGAATAGGACCCCCCGGCCCCAAAAGTTGATGGTTTTATTGTTTCTTTGTTTACAATTTTTCCATGGCCCCGGCCCCAAAAGTTGGTCAAACCATTGTTTCATTGTTTACAAATCAGGGGGACTCCCGGCCCCAAAAGTTGATAAAACCATTGTTCCATTGTTTATTGGCAAAAATCTCGACAGCCCCTCCCCTAAAATCCGGGGGACCCCTATTGTTTATTGTTTATTGTTCCAATGGAAAGAATCCCAAACCATTGATAATCAATCACTTA